TCATGGCGATGCCAAACGACACACCAGATTCGGTGTCGCGAAAGTACGTCGAGTCGTCCACCAACACGGGGCGGTTGCCGACGAAGTTACCCGTCGGCCCCAGCGTGCGCGTAGCGGTGTTGGCCGGCCAGGTAAACACCTGATCCTGCGTGCTGTACACGGACAAACGCTCGATGCTCCATGAGTCGAGCATCTGGTTCAGAGCCGCCAGCGCATCCTGTGACGTGGCGGCGGAGGGCGTTTCGCCCTCGGCAAGCTGGCCGATCAGCCGCAGTGCGGCGTTGATCTGGTCACCGGCTGTGGTAGACATCGGCGGACTCCCGTCGCCGCCTGCGCGCAGTCAGTTCGTTGACGGCAACCTGGGGCGATTCCTCGCCCGGAGTATACCTTTCCCATCCGTTGCGTTCATCTTCTTCTGCCTCCAGATCCATCGTGGCAACCTTGGTGCCGTGAATCGGGTGCTTCATGTAGATGACTGGCATAGGTCGCCTCCGGGCCTGCGGCGCAGGTACATGTGATAGTTGCCGGGATACGCTTTGTCGGCGCTGTGGTGCGTGATGTCCACATCCGGAATCAGCCAGATTGAGCCGCCGCAGTCGTTCCAGTTGCGGCTGAAGGCGTAGTCCTCGCCGTACCAGATGCCTTTGTGCGCGCCGTGGTTGAACAGGTCAACGTGCGGCTTGTGCGCCTTGCCGTACATGAGGTGCGGGTACGCGCGCATGAACTTCTCGATTGCCGCCTCGGTCACGCGCAAAAACCCTGCGGGCACCCACTCTGCGTGGATAGCGCCGTCTGCCAGGCGCACGATGGGATGCCCACCCGCGTCGGTGAACAGGCAGCCCATGTAGTCTTCCTCGTCCCGCTTGAAGCGATACGTTCCCGCCACAACCTCGCCCTCCGTCTGGATGAGCTTCAGCAGCGCTTCCGGCGGGAACGATACGTCGTGGTCAAGGAAGATGATCTGATCCGCGCCCGCATCCAGCGCCTTGCGCAGCATGACGTTGCGCGCTTGGCTGATGTAGGGGTTGCCGACTTCCATCACCATCTGGTGCGTAATGCCTGCCGCATCCAGTGCCGGTACGGCGGCCTCTATGGCCTCCAGAAGCGCTGAATGCGGCCGGGTAAGGGTAGGCACACACAAGACGACTTTCATTGCGTCACAGGCCTTTGTGCGGTGACCATCAGTTGGTGGTTGTTGGACGGGCCGGCGTGGCGGATCTCAAACCCGGCGTGCTCGACAAAGTCGATCAGCGTCTTGCGGACGAACCCGTACTTGTGCGCCATGTACGGATTGCTCTGCACAAGTCTGGCCATGCCGTAGTACATGTCCAGCCCCGTGACCGGGCCTGCTGGCCCTTCGTAGACGACGGTGTTGTCAGGCTTGATGCCCTCCAGATCCGGCACTATGGCGATGAGGAACCCACCCGGTATCAGCACGCGGTGCAGTTCGCTCAACGCTTGCACGATTTCGTGCGGCGGCATGTGTTCCAGCACATGCGAGCAGTATGCGATGTGGTATTGGCCGATGTCCCCCATGTCGGTCATGGGAGCAACAAAGTCAGGAGAGACGCCCGGATCAATGTCCAGACGAGTCTCCTGACCCCGTATCCACTCGGGAAGCGGCTCTCGGCCGCATCCCGCATGAAGCACCTTGATCACGCGGCCTTGGCCAAGCCGAGTGCGTCCAGCGTGTTCATGATGTCGATCACGGCAGCTTTCAGCGCCGTGGTGACATCGGTGGACGACGCGGTGCCGACAGCCGAGGTGGCCACGGCGGCGGTGCGCTGGGTGATCGGCGTCGTGCCGTAGAAACCGACCTTGCCGGTGGCAGACGGTTGCATCTGCACGGGCTGGCCGCTGCGGCCGACGTTGAGGGTTTCCTCGACGTTGCCATCGCCCATCTGCTGGCCATCGCCAATCTTGGGCGCTTCGAAGTTCGCGTTCGACATGATGTTCCTTTCTGGCGCTTACGCGCCACCCTTCCACAGACCAACGGCCTGCAGCGTGTTCATGATCTCGATGACCGCCGCCTTGAGGGCGGTCGTCACGTCCGTGCTGCTGGCGGTGCCGACGGCGGACGTTGCTTGGGCTGCGCTGGAGCGCTGCGTGACAGGCGTGGTTCCGTAGAACCCGACGGTGCCACCGGCCTTGCCGATGATCGCACCGTCGAGTTGCGGATCCTCGAATGCCACACCAATTGCTTTGGTGTTCGGCATTTTCATCACCCCCACATGCGAACGGCCATCTGCGGGCGGATGACGCTGTACCCGTACAGCACGTCAATCCGGCACGGCATCCGGTCGTTGTTGATGTCGTACTGGCGCACGATCCGCATCGAGATCCCGTTGTGGACCTTCCGGCTGGCCATGTCGACGCCTTGCGGCAGCATCAGGTCAGCGGTGGCGAACGTGATCGCGTCCTTGTGGTAGATCAGGTTCTGCGGATAGCCCGTCGAAGCCGCACCCAGGAAGGTGACGACATCGCTGGCGGTCGGCAGCTTGCTGACCGTGGCCAGGGCTTGCGTGGGCGCGTACACGGCCGGCAGGAACTCCACGTCCACGAACTCGGTGGAAGCCGAGGTGACCGTGTTCTGCACCACGAACTGCTGCAGCGAGCCGGTGGACTCGCGGGTCTGCGGGTTGACCGCAAACACACCAGCGATGGTGAACACGTCGCCCGGGACCAGCGTGAGGCTGTCGGTCACGTTGTCCAGCGTCAGCTTGGTCGCACCGTTGGTCAGCGTGGTCTTCACGATCGGGGTGTCCGAGCGCGAGGCCGAGCCGGTGGTGTGAACCTTGATGGACTGCGACATGTTGATCTCCTCGTAGCCGAGGATGCCTTCGCCCATCATGCCGTTCTTGAACTGGCGCGAGATCGTGCTGGTCGGGTTGAACAGGCCCTTCATGCCTTCCACCAGGCCCGCGTTGGCCGCCGGATTGACGGTGGCGTAGCGCGGCGACATGACGGCAGCAGCCTCGTTCAGCTTCTGCTGGCCTTGCAGCAGCACAAGCGACGTGGCCGGCGTCGTGCCGGGGGTGCCGACAGACTGGTAGATGTCCTTGTACGCGTTGGCGACATCGGCGTCGATGCTGGCCGCGAGTTGCGAAACCCGGGGCTTGAGCACGCGATCAGCGAAGTCGTCCAGCGACAGGGCCATCTCGGCAGAGGTGAAGTTGACGCCGATGTGCTTCTGCGAAGCGATCGTCAGCGTGGTGAACTGCTGCTGCACCTCTTGCACTTGCAGCGCAGCACCGTCGGTGACCAGCGCGCGATCCGGCAGGCGGATGCGCAGCGTGTCGCCGATCTTGGCGCCTTCAACGGCGAACGAATCGTCGTACTGACGATTCACGTTGCGGGTGATGACCAGGTTGTTCTCCAGGATCTCCAACGCCTTGTTGGTGATCATGTCGATGGTCAACATACTTTGAGCCATGACAGATTCCTTTCAGTTCAACGAACGCGATTCTTGGCTTCCCACTGCCTCATCTGCCGCTGCCTCTCGGCCTCGATCCACTGGCTGGTGGTCATGTTCTTCACAGACCTCGGGTCAGTGGTGTCGTACGTCGTAGACGCAGACCTGGCGGTAACAGGTGTGATCGGCGTGGGGGCCGCAGAGGTTTTCTTCACCGGCGGGCTCGACTGCACTTTGGCTTCGATCCTGCCGATTTCCTTGGCCTGCAAATAAGCCGGCAGCCGAGAAATCCGCTCCGCTTCCTTGGGATTGCTCCCGAGGTAGTACGCAACATCCGGCCCCACGTCAGAGGCTTGGATGGTCTGCGCCATCAGGGTCGTGATCGGCAGCTTCGGGTTCAGCGCGACTTGCTCGAAGTCGTCGTACTTTTCCCGGGCCGCTTCTTCGCGCTCCTGATAACTTTCCAGCAGAGCTTCCTGTTGCTGCCGCTGCTCACGCTGCTGCACCAGTTCTTGCGCCTTGCGTTCGGCGAGCGCTTGCGCGTACTCGTCGACGTTGGCGAACTGATCCGCAGTAGGTGCGGGGGCGGTAACGGGTTTTGGCTGCTGGGCAGGTTGCGTGAGCTTCCTTTCCCACTTGCGCTGCTCTTTTGCGAGCCGCTTGGTGATCAGTGCGTCGACTTCCTCTTGCGTGAAAGTCTTTGACTGCTCAGCCGGCGCATCAGTAGCGACATCCGGGGTGGCCGTCACCTCGGGCGCTTGCACGGTTTCCGCTGGCGCGGTGTCCGCTACGGGCAGTTGATCTGCGTCCATGTGATTCCGTGGAATCCCCGGTCAACGGGCCGGTACGATGGCGCGGAATATACCACGCTAATTTATTCGCCGCGCGCTTCTCTTTCCATCGGCGCGTTGCGGTATCCGTATCGAATGACCTGCCACAGATAGGTCGCGTAGTATTTCACCGTGCCCATGCGCTGCCACTGCTGCCAGTGCACCTGTTCGTGGCGGATCAGGCGGTCGGAGTACATGTGCTCCGGCAGGATGTAAATGCCCCACGGGGCTAGCGCCACGCCCGCGAAGCCCGTGCGCTGCAGCACCCAGGCGATGATTCCGCGTGCGGGCTTGGGCGTCACAGCAGCGGCTCCGAGGTGGCCACAGGCTCGTCAGGCTGCACGATTTGCAGGCCCAGACGGCCCATCGCCACCCACGGGTCTTGCGAGGTCATGTCGCTGCGCTGGAACGCACCCTCGACCTGCGCCAGCGTGCAGGGCACACGCGGGCTGGGGTCGTCTTCGCTGATGGGCTGCTGGCAGGCTTGCCACACGATGTCAGGGCGTCCGGGGTAGCTGAAGGTCATCACCCACGCCCCAGGCTGATCAGGATCAGGCTGCTGCCACTCCCACTCCTGCCACGGTGCCATCACCTGATAGCCCTCGGGGACGTAGCCGGTGGCGATGTAGTGCGTCGCGGGCTCTTTGCCATCTGCACTGAGACCCGTTTGCCACATGTGCTGCGGGCTGCCTGCGAACATGTCCGCGATGCTGCGCACCAGCGGGGCGTCGGCGGCTGTGATGATCATGGTGCGGAAGACGTCAGGCATGGGAAAAATTCGCTTTCCTGTTGTTTAGGCGTT